ATTGAAGAGCTTAGGCTCAAGAACTATCCGTACATCTATCACAAGCTTGACCAGAAGGACGGCGAGAACACTTGGACCAAGAAGTACGGCTTCTGGACTGACCGAGCGTCGAGGCCGTTGATGTTGTCTAAGTTGTACGAGGCGCTCTACGAGGGGACATTTGACGGCCGTGATCGTAGATTCCAAGGTGAGGCCAATCACTTTACCTACTCTCAGAGGGGCAAGCCTGAGGCTCAGAGCGGTCACCATGACGACATGGTTATTGCCACGGCGCTAGCGGTTTACGGCTCACATCAAGCTTCGATTGTGCGTGAAGACAGAATGAATGAGAAGCCTGAGAATATACGCGAGAGCTTGCAGTTTGAGCACAGGACAGGCAGAAACTATTCAGACGACTGGGACGACTGGTATGGTGATGACGTCAATAAGTCGTACCCTCTAACTATAGAGGGGTCTTACTAGCCTGACAGGGCGTTAAATATGTGAGGTAGATAATGGGTCTCTTAAGCGAAGAACGTTTCAATGAAATGGTAAGTCGACTCGAGGGCGCTGAGCCCTCCGAGGAAGCTGTCGAAGCTCCAGAGGTATCCCTAGATTCGTCCGAGCCCTCCGAGGACGTTAAAGAGATGGAGAGCGATTCGTCTTTAGACACCGAGGACGTTAAAGAAGAGGTGGAGACGCAGGCGGATAGCGTAGAGGTCGAAGCTCCAAAGACCCCTGAGCACATTCCCTACAGTCGCTTCAAAGAGGTTAACGATAAGTTCCGCTCTCGAGATGAAGACCTCCAGCGTGCGATGCAGCGCATCCAAGACCTGGAGAAACTCACGCTTGCACAGCAGCAGCAGGTTCAACAACCACAGGCCGAGGCCAATCCTGAGGATGAGTGGTTGAACGAAATATTTGCTGACTCTGATAGCGAGTCCATCAAAGCCATGAAGCAGATGCGCGAAGAGATGCGCTCAATGCAGCAGTGGCAACAGGAGAGGACAGAGCAGATTGTGACCAATCAGCTTGAAGCTGAGATTGCAGCGGCAGTAGAGAAGAACCCTGACGTCAAGGCAGCTGAGCTTTGGCAGGCTGTGGCGGCAGATGGCTCTGTAGATGTAGGCATGGCAGCCGATTACATACAGAACCACCGCAATGAAATGCGTCAGCAATACAGAAGTGAGGCAAACAAGGAGATTGAGGAGTTGAGGGCTAAGTTGGCGGAGGCGGAGAAGGCTGCTCAAGAGCAACCTAAGTTCCGGCGCCCCAGCGCTACGGCCTCTGCGCCTCCTCCAGAGCAGAGCAGGCCTCATAGTATTGCAGACGCAACCGCTGCATTTGCTGAAGCTCTTAAGGAGCGAGCGTCGTTCTAACCAATCTTTAATGAAGGAGAGCTGTCATGGCAGCAACAGTAGGAATCGCTGGGGTCGGTACTTTCGGCCCCATGCTCAAAGAGTTTTATCAAGGCCCAGTGGCCGAGCAGATCAATAACCGCGTCTGGATGACCGAGTACTTTAAGAAGTACACAAAAGGTTGGACAGGTAAGCAGCTGGTCATGCCTATCCACATTGGCCGCAACAGCGGTGTTGGCTACCAAGGCGAGGCGCCAGGTGCGCTCCCGACCGCTGGTCAGCAGCAGTACCGCGACCTTCGCGTTAACGCGCACAGCTCCTACGGGCGCTTTCAGGTCAGCGGCCTCGCGATGGACACTGCCTCTTCGGCGGGTGCTGGTGCGTTTGCTGGAGTTATGAACGAAGAGATGGACCGCCTTGTGCGCGACATCTCCAACAACGAGAACGCCATTAACATCTTTGGTGGTCCCACCAAGGGTCTGCTGAACGAGCGAAAAGCAAACGGTCAGGACACAACAGACTCGCAGACGGTTGCTGGCGCTGGTTTTTCAACTCCCGTGGTTTGGCAGTACCAGGGTGATTTCAGCTACTTTGACGGTAGCCGTACTGGTGTGGCTGTTAATCAAGCAGACAACTCCACTTGGGTACGTGTAGAGCTCGTAGACCTCAACACGTATGACCTGATCCCAGTGACCGAGAACGCAACGGGAGCGCCAGCAATCAACCCCAACATTTTTGTTAGCGCTTTTAGTGCAGACCGAACCAACCCAACGGTTTCTCTGACTATCGGCGTAAACAACGGTGGTGCGGTGCCTTGCTCCTTTACCACTGAAAATGTGGGCGGGCAGTGCGCGATTGCTTTGCGTCTCCACGGCACGCAGGCGGTCGACAGTGCTGGACCTCCAGGTGTTGCGTTGGGTCAGAACCCTGCAAGGTGGGGCAACGCTGACTTGACATCGGCTGAAAGCCTTCTTGGCGCTCAAAACGTAGTCGCAAACCAGTCCATCGGGCTCTTTGAGAACCTCGCTTCTCAGGTTCACTTTGGCGTGGATCGTAACGATACGGCTGCAACAGGCGCGAACTTTGACCAGCGCATCCTCAAGAGCACTATCGTCACTCACGACGTGGGCGACGGCGATCGCGGCAACGCTGGTGCGGACCTGAGCCTCGAGCGCTTGCAGTACATGATGGACATCATGATGCAGGACGCTGGTGTTGACCCAGACGTGATGGTGATGAACGCTCTTATGCGTCACCGTTACACGGTTCAGCTGACTGGTATTCTTGGCACCACCGCTGGCGAAGGCGCAAACAGCAACATCACTGTTGATGGGTCAGGCGGCAAGCTGATGGACAATCAGCAGAACTTGGCCTACGGCGGCGTGAAGTTCCAGTACGACCGGCACTTCCCTGTCTCGACCATTGCTCTCTTGCACAGCAAGGACTGGTGTCTGGCAGAACTTTCTAGCGGTCAGTTCGCAGACGAGGACGGAAACATCCTCTTCCGCGTGGCTGGACAGGACGCCTACGAGGGCTTCTGGAAGCACCGCTACAACATTGTCTGCAAGCGGCCTAACGCTCAGGTCATCTTGACCGGCATCACGCCTACCTAGTAGACGGGGAGAGACGGGGTGCGGCGTCGAATCCCCTTGGCGCTGCACCCCTTTTTTATATGCAAACAATCTTCTACTTCATTGCGTCTGTTGTGCTCGTCGAGGCTGGCTACTTCTTGTGGCTACTCATCGACAGAGAGCGCTCGTTGCGGCAAGATGATGTTGCTCAGATAGGTTTGCTCGATTCGATTAGGGAGGAGTTTCGCGATGGTTAACCCTCAAAGCTTTATAGACCCTCAAAGAACAGCAGCTCTGCGCCAGCAGCTAGCGCAAAGGAACCAGCAGGCTCACCAGCAGTCTGGGTTTGGCTTTGACGACTTCCTTACTAAGATCTTACTCCCGGTAGGCCTAGGTATTGCGACAGGCGTGACCGGAGGTGTAGCTGCTGCTGCCGCACCTGCTGCAGCCGCCGCTGGTGGGGCCACGGCAGCCGGTACTGCCGCTGGGGGGCTTGGCTCGGCAATCGGCGCTGGGCTGGCTGGAGGAGCCGCTGGCATGGCCGCTGGTCAAAAGATTGGCTCTGGCATTGAGAACCTGGCGGAGGGCAACACTGGTGCAGGTGTGGGCCAGCTTGTTGGTGGACTAGCAAGCGGTGTTGCTGGTTTTGGAACGCCTCTGAAGAATAGAGCGACTGAAGACACAGTGGCGCTTGCGGCTCCAGGCTCTAGCAGCCTTAACGCTCTAAGGGCAATGAGGCAGACGCCAAAAGACGCGCAAATGTTTTCGTTTGGCTCGCCTTACGGAGCTGCCTAAACATGGCTAAGTTCCCAACAGACATGCAGTCTCGGATCTCTCGCTCGAAGAGCGAGCGCACCAGGCAGGATAGGGAGTGGTCAGCAGCTATCCGAATGTTGCGTGGAGACCAGTGGCTGTATTGGGACAAGCGCGCTAAGCGTTACGGCGACGTGCCTCGAGCTCCACAGCAGGTCCGAGTCACCGTCAACCAGATGATGAACATAGAGCGCAGCATCCTTTCAAGGTTGACGCTCAACACGCCCACTCCGGTGGTTATCCCGGCAAGCGACACTATAGACGATATCACCAAGGCCACAGCGTCAGAGATGGCGCTGAGATACTTTTGGCTGTCGGATAAGCAGACCCGCAAGTGGCAAGAGTGCATCCGGTGGATGTGCCAGACGGGCAACTGCGGGCTGCACACTTACTACGAGCCACCATATGAAGTGACCAAGGCCGCTGATTCTATGCCTGGTAACGAAGAGATCGATGGGCCAAAACCAGACAAGGTGGTGGGGACCAAGAAGGTCATGGGTCGCGTCAAGTGCGACATAATCAGTCCCCTGAACATGTTCTACGAGCCAGGTGTCCACTCTCCAGAAGAGGCTCGCTGGGTAGCGATTAGGAGCTACTCCACTAAGGCTGAGCTAAAGGACACTTACCCTGATAAGGCTGACAGGATTGAGCAGCTCTCTTCTACAGATAATGAGCGCCGATACGACTTCCAAGAGTATTCACCTGAAGGCCGTCTTGAGGTCTATGAGGTCTATTGGAGAGACGGTCGTCATGCAATCATGTCAGGCAGCCTGTATCTTGAAACAGAGTTCAGCGAGGACGTTCGAGATACGTTTCCTGTGCGCCTAGTCCGGTATCACGTTATTGAAGGCGACCTTTGGGGCCAAGGACCAATGGTCCAGATCGCCGACCTTCAGCAGCTGTATAACCGGACT